AAAACGTTATTTTGATGAATTAGCGGACAATCATGTGCAGAAACAATTAGGTTTGCAGTACAGGAGTCAGTATAAAGAGATGAAAGATACTGTATTGTTGGAAGGTGTATTATTAGCAGCAGCAAGTGGACTAATAACTTATGATGAGATTAGAAAGTTTGTGAAAGAAAATTGGTAAAAAATATCTTCTGAAATGTACTGTACTTGACAGGCATTTTAAAGGGTGTTATAATTAAACTGGTACAATAGAAATTGCGCCTTGGTAGTTTGCCAAGGCTTTTGTTACTTCAGCCCGGTTGCCCCCGCCGGGCTTGAGATTTTTTTGTGAGAAATTTTAGCAGGGGAATTTATGTTAGTGTAGAATATATTTATAAAAATATTTTTGAAATGGGGGTACAATTATGGCACTATTTGGCGGTAAAGACAATAAAGAAGAAAAACAACAAGAAGAAATGCGAAAATTTATGGAGAGATACCAATTAGAAGATTTAGATGAAAAAGATTTAGTGGTGTTGCGAAGGATATCGCAAGATTTAGCAGGGAATAAATGGTTCAAAGCAGGTATGGCACTAAGTTTTGCAAAAGCAGAAGAACAAGCAAAAGTAACGTATTTGTCCGCATTAGTAGAGCAAAATTGGATGATAATAAGACAATTAAGCAGATTAAACAGAAATATAGAAAAGCTATTAGAAAAATAAGGCATGTAGGTGATAGCGTGAAGCCTTGGGCAGAGCGTTTTTATAAATCAAAAGCTTGGCAGGAAGTTCGCCAAGCTTATTTTATTTATCGACATGGAATATGTGAAAGATGTGGAAAACCTGCGGATATTGTGCATCATAAGATATACTTAACGCCAGAAAATATAAACGATCCAAGCATAAGCCTTAACTTTGATAACCTTGAGCTTTTATGCATAGATTGCCACAATAAAGAACATAGCTCAAAGTTACCACTTGCAGATGGTTTGACGTTTGACGAGCAAGGAAACATAATTCTATCCCCCCCCACCTTCTGAATAGAAGAGGGGCTTGGGGACCGGCGGCGCGGCCCTTCGAAAACCTCGGAATGGGCTTCTACACGAGGGGGGCAAGCCAGCGGCGGCCAAAATCGGCCAAATCGGCGCAAAATCGATTAAAGTTGCACAAAAAAATTTAAAAGGTGATAAAAATGCTTAAAGAAGAAAAGGAAAAATTATACAAAAAAGAATTACAGAAACTGAATAGATACTTCAAAAATATTCCAAAGGCAGACCAGCAATTGATAGAAGGGCTCAAACAACAAGCTGCGTTTTTATATGCGACATTGCAAGAACTACAGGAACGCATAAACGAGGAAGGACCAGTCGAGTGGTTCGTTCAGGGCAAACAAAGATTGCTTAGGGAACATCCAGCCAGCAAGATTTACAACGAGATGGTTAAAAGCTATGCTGCAATTATTAAACAGTTGCTCAGTATGTTGCCAAAAGAAGAGAGTAAACAAGCAGAAGATGAACTGATGGCGTTTGTGAAAAAGGCGGGAAGATAATGGAGAACTACATTCTGGAATACTGGGAAAAGATAGAAAGAGGCGAGATTGCAGCATGTAAAAGGTTAAAGCAACAATACAAAAAGCTTGTAGATGAGTTAAAGAACCCACGAGACCCGTGGGTTTTTAATTTAGAAAAAGCAAATCAACCTATCGAGTTTATAGAACGCTTTTGTAAGCATAGTAAAAGCAAGTGGGCTGGGCAACCAGTCAAACTTGAGTTATTTCAAAAAGCAATGATACAAGCTATATACGGCTTTGTGCATAAAGAAACAGGAATGAGGCGTTGTAGAGAAGTATTTATCTTGCTTGGGCGAAAAAATGGTAAATCAACACTGATGAGCGCATTAGGCTTGTATATGCTTGTTGGTGATGGTGAAGGTGGCGCTGAGGTATTTACGTGCGCAACGAAAAGGGACCAGGCACGTATAGTTTTTACCGAAGCCTGCAATATGGTAAGTCAAAGCCCAGCACTTAGAAAATACTTAAAGAAACGTAAAACAGATTTATACTTTCCTGTTACTTTTGGCAAGTTTGAGCCACTTGCGAGTGAAAGCAACAGTTTGGATGGATTGAATTCGCATTGCGTAATCATGGATGAGTTGCACGCAATCAAGGATAGAAACTTGTATGATGTTATGAAGCAATCCATGGCTGCAAGAGAGCAGCCGATTCTTTTCATGATAACGACAGCGGGTTTTGTTAGGGAGTGTATATTTGATGATATTTACACTTATGCTTGCAAAGTTTTAGATGGTGTGATAGAAGACGAGAGATTTTTAGCTTTCATATATGAACTTGATGATAGAAGCGAATGGACTGATTTCAGAGCTTGGGAAAAAGCAAATCCCGGATTGGGAACTATTAAGAATTATGATGAACTTGCTGCAAATGTCGAGAGAGCAAAGAATGAACCTAATTTTTTACCAACTGTTTTGACGAAGGATTTTAACGTAAGAGAAACAACAGCTGGAGCGTGGCTAACATTTGAGGAGATAAATAACGAGGAGACATTCAGTATAGAGGAGTTCAGAGATTCATATGCAATTGGTGGTGTGGACCTATCAAGCACTACTGACTTAACTTGTGCAACGTTGATTTTCATGAAGCCTAATAACCCTAAAAAATATGTATTGCAGCAATATTTTATACCAGAGGAGCTGGTGCAAAAGAAAGTTGAAGAAGATAAGATACCGTATGATAAATGGATAGACAGGGGGCTTGTCATAGCTACACCAGGCAACAAAGTTGACTATCACATAGTTACAGAATGGTTTATAAAAATGTTCAGGGAATATGGTATAAGGCCTTTGTGGATAGGTTTTGACCCTTGGGGTTCGGCCTACTTCATTAAGGAGATGAAAGAAGCAGGTTTTGAAATGATAGAGGTTAGACAGGGTTATAAAACACTAAGCCAGCCGATGAAAGAGCTTGAAGCAGATTTAAAAGCAAAGCTAATCAATTATGGGAATAATCCCGTGTTGAAATGGTGTTTGACTAATACATCGGTAAAGATGGACGAGAACGGCAACATAAGGCCAGTTAAAGGCCAAAACCAGAGGCAAAGAATAGACGGGATGGTATCGTTGTTGATAGCTTACGTGGTATTACAGCAAAAGCTTAATGATTACTTGGCCCTTATTTGAAAGGTGGTGAATAAATGAAACAGAAGCGAAGTTTATTTGAGATGATATTCGGGCCACGGCCAAAACAAGTCGATGCAACATATTTGAAACTGCTTAACTCTTTTGTGCCAACCTTTTTACCGTTTGGTGATGAGGCCTATTCATCGGATGTTGTACGTGCTGCTGTAGATGCTATAGCGAGAAATGCTGCAAAGTTAAAACCGAAACACATTCGCAGAGTAGACGGCCAGATATTTTTAGTTGATTCGAATATTCAGCGATTGTTAAGCATTCGGCCTAACCCTTACATGGACGCTTATACGTTTTACTACAGGATTATCACGCAGCTATACATGAAAAACAACAGCTTTGTTTATATTGATACAGACAAGGACGGCAACATTAGAGCATTTTATCCGGTGAACTTTAGCAATGTAGAGTTACTTGAAAGCCATGGTGAGGTGTTTGTAAGATTTAGCTTTTTGGGTGGCGATAAGGTTGTATTGCCTTATTCAAGCCTAATTCACTTGAGGAGGCACTTTTATAAGCATGATTTTTACGGTGAAGGCAACGAAGAAGCTTTGCTGCCAACATTAGAGTTAATCAACACAACTAATCAAGGAATTATAAATGCTGTGAAGTCCTCAGCAAATTTGCGAGGACTTTTAAAATTTAGTCAGGCAATGCTCAAGCCTGATGACATCAAAAGAGAACGTGATAGATTTGTTAGCGAATATATGGACATCACAAACAACGGCGGTGTTGCTGCTCTCGATGCAAAGGCAGATTATATACCGCTGAACAATGATCCGAAGATTATCGACAAAGACACGATGGAACATATCAAGCAGACAGTTTACAGCTATTTCGGAGTGAGCGAGGCGATTATCCAGAGTAAATATACCGAAGATGAATGGAATGCTTTTTATGAGAGCACGATTGAGCCTTTAGCTATTCAAATGTCGCTTGAGTTTACATCGAAGATATTCACAGACAGAGAAATAGGGTATGGCAATGAGATAATCTTTGAAAGCAACAGATTACAGTATGCAAGTAATAAAACAAAAACAAACATGATAGCAACGTTAATGCCATTAGGAATTTTAACTATCAATGAGACAAGAGAGATATTGAACCTTGCACCCGTTGAGGGCGGGGATAAGCGTCTTGTAAGCCTTAACTTTGTTAATGCACAATATCAAGACGTTTACCAGCTTGGCGACGATACTCAACAAGCTGAAAGCGGAGATAATCAAGGAGGTGAAAATCAAGATGTCAGCGATACCAGTCCATCATACTGACACGGTTGACAAGCCGTGGGATGCTGCAAAGAACGAAAAGAGGTTAAAGACAGGAGAAAAAGAAAGCTACTACAAGAAGATGTATGCATGGCAAGACCCAGACGCAAACCCTGAGACAAAATCAGCTTACAAATTCCCACACCATGAAGTGGACGCTGACGGCAATATTGGCCCTGCAAATATAAGGGGTTGTATTACAGGTATAGCAGTCTTAAATGGTGCTATGGGAGGAGCCGACATACCCGAACGAGATAGGAAAGGGGTATATGAACACTTAGCAGCTCATTTGAAAGATGCAAAGATTGAACCAGCTGAACTTAAGTCATTTATCAGACCAAGAGAAATTAGAATGCTTGACATTTCAGCAGTGCTTGAACCTGTTGAAGAAGAGCAGGCAGAGATGATTGTAGAGGGATATGCTATTAGATTCAATGAACCAGCAATATTCACCTTGAACGGCGTTGAATATAGAGAGATTATAGCACCTACAGCTTTAGACAAAACTGATATGTCAGATGTGCCTTTGAAATATAACCATAGTGACCACGTTATGATTATGGCCCGAACAAGAAATAAGACTTTGCAGCTTATTAAAGACGAGAAGGGGCTAAAAATCAGAGCAAAGCTTGCAAACACAACAGCAGGAAGAGACTTATATGAGCTTATCAAACGAGGCGACATTGATAAAATGAGTTTTGCTTTTACTGTGCGTAAAGATGATTACAACAAAGAAACAAGGACAAGAACAATTCTTGACATTGAGAAAATCTATGATGTTAGTGCAGTAGACCTTCCCGCTTATGATACAACCTCTATTTACGCCCGTACATTCCAAGAGCTGGAGAGTTCTTGGAAGGCACTGGAGAGTGCTGAAAAGCGGAAGAGGTTGTATTTACTGACATACACATTCTAAAAAAATGAGGAGGTATTTGGTATGAACTTTGAAAAGAGATTACAAGAGATTGAACAGCGTAAGCTTGAGATAAGGCAGTTACTTGAAGACGAAACAAAAGAGCTTGATTTAGATGCGCTTGAAGCTGAACTTAGAAGTCTTGAAGCTGAAAAGAATGACATCGAAAAGAGAATGTCTATTGCTGCTGGTATAGCAGCGGGCAAAGAAGAAGTAAAGATAATCGAGAAGGAGGAAAGAAAGATGGACTTCACAAGAGAGAATATACTTGAAACACCAGAATACAGAACTGCATTTTTCAAAAAACTTTTAGGCAAACCACTCACAGAAATTGAAGAGAGGGCATATACAACCGCAGCAGATAGTGCAGGAGCAGTTATACCAACTCAAACAGCTAACATGCTCTTTAACAAGATGGTTGCTATTGCGCCAATGCTTAATGAAATTACACTTTTGAGAGTGGCTGGCAATGTAAGATTTGCGGTTGAAAATGTAAGAGATGCAGCTACTTTGCATACTGAAAATGCAACAGTCAACCCTGCTGGCGACAATCTTGCTTATGTTGAACTTGCAGGTTATGAATACATGAAGGTTATCAGAATTAGCAAGTCTGTAGCTACAATGTCTATCAACTCATTTGAAAATTGGCTTGTTGATATGCTTGCTGAGGACATTGCGGTGGCTATTGAGAACGACATTATCAACGGCAATGGTGTATCCGAGCCGAAAGGCATTGAGTATGCTGCAACTTGGGCAGCAGGAACTAATCTTGTTGAATTCACAAAAGGCGGGTTGCCTACTTTTGATAATGTAATGGACATGATTGCTATGTTGCCAAGAAGATACCACGCAAACGCAAAATTCCTCTGCAACAGCAAATTTTTGTATGGCTATTTAGCTAAAATCAAAGACGATATGAAACAGCCTATTTTGGTAAAAGATTTTGCTAACGGCATACAGTTTAGAATTATGGGCTTCCCTGTGCTGGTTAGCGATAAGGTAACAGACAAGACAATGTACTTTGGTGATTTTAAGAAGGTAGTTGGCAACTTATCTCAAGATGTTACTGTAGAGTCCAGCACTCAAAGCGGATTCTTGGCGAATGCAATAGACTTTAGAGGAACAGCAATATTTGACTGTGATATTGCTTTGACAGATGCATTTATTAAGATGGCTGAGGCTACAGCTTAGTAATGGGGCGGGCTTAATGCCCGCTCTCTTAATTAAGGTGGTGATGTGATGATTGTTACACTTGATGAGGCAAAACAGCATCTTAGGATAGATACAAATGATGATGACACATATATACAAGGGCTTATAGCGGCAGCGGAGCAATTTGTAACTAATACGACAGGTAAGGCTTTTGACAGCACAAATGCACTTGCAAAAACAGTCTGCTTATTGCTTATAGCGGATTTGTATGAAAAACGAGAACTAACAACGGACAAAGCAAGCGAAAAAATACGTGATATTGTAACAATAATATTGACGCAGCTTAGCTTAAGTGGTGATAGCATATGATTAGCATTGGTGATATGCGACATAGAATAACGCTTCAAAAGAAAGTAGACGTAACGGATGCTGACGGCTTTACTACCCAACAATGGCAGGATGTAGCAACAGTTTGGGCAGCGGTTGAGAATTTGCACGGTAGGGAATACTGGGAGGCGGCAGCAGTACAGGCAGAAAATACGGTTAAGTTTACGATTCGCTACCGGCCAGACATAGACCAAACTATGCGGATAGTATTTTGTGGCCAGATATACGAAATTACGGCAATAGACAATATTAAATACCGCAACGAGTACCTTGAGATAAAGGCGGTGGCCCACAATGCCGGTTGAAGTTAAGTTTGAGGGCATGGACGAACTAATAAAAACTGTGGAAGCACTTGGCCAGAAAGGTAGTAGGATAGAAAATGAGGCGTTGCGTGAAGCTGGTACGTATCTTGCTGAAGAGATGAAAAAAGAAGCACCGGTTAGGACAGGAGAGTTGCGGGACAGTATAGAGGTGTCAAATATCAAAATAAAGCAAGGGCAAAAATACGTAGAAGTTGGGCCCGATAAGGACACAAATTGGAGAGCGAAATTTATTGAATTTGGCACTGTGAAGATGAGAGCTAATCCGTTTATGAGCAGAGCGTATGAAAAAAGCAAAGAGCAGGTGCAAGAGATTATAGCCCAAAAGCTTAGAGAAGGGCTGGGATTGTGATGAATATAAACCAGCTTGTAATAAATGCTTTGAAGAATATAAACGTCCCCGTATCATTCCAAACTTATTCAGGGACCGCGGACACATATATCACTTTCTTTTGCTACTTAGAAACAGGCGAATTATACAGTGATGATATTCAACAAGGAACAGGGTATTATGTGCAGGTTGACGTTTGGAGCAAGGGGAATTACTCAAGCGTAGTCGAACAAGTCAAGTTGGCTATGAAACAAGCTGGCTTTTCTTTTTTGAGTGCGTATGATTTGTACGAGGAAGACGTGAAAGTGTATCACAAGGTTTTGAGATTTTATTATCTGGAGGTGTAAGAAATAATGGCTAACAGCGTTAAGATAGGGCTTAAAGATGTTTACTATGCATTGCTTACTAAAGACGATGCAACAGGTGTGACATATCAAACTCCTGTTCAAATTGCAGGAGCTATATCAGCTAAGATTTCAGCAAAAACAGACAGTGTAACGCTTTATGCTGATGATGGAGCTTTTGAGACTGCGTCAAGTTTAGGAGAAATAACGCTTGAGCTTGAAATGGCAGATTTG